AATAACTATGTAGCATTTCCAACGGTTTCAGAGTTTAAAAGTATAACAAAAACCATAACAAAAACTATAACAAAAACTTTTTAGGTACCCAGTTTTTGTTATGACTGTTTATACCTAAAACAATTTCACTTACTAATTAACAAAAACTTTTTGTTATTTTAACAAAAACTTTACCCTGTTTTTGTTATGTTTTTGTTATAAATCTCTTACCACAATTTGACTTTTTTTTCGATTTTCGACTGCTTCACATCTACTATTTTTTGATTTCTTGACCCTCTAAATTGTAGTGATATATCTTTTTGACTCTCTATAAATTTACCGTCTATAACCACATCTACATAGTCAAATAATTCTAGATTTTGAAAATCTTCATATAGATAGCCTGTATATACCCATATAGATTTATCACTATTTATAGTTTTAATTGTCCTACATATCGCCGTCACCGTCGGCAGATTTTCCGGCTCTAAAGGGTCACCCCCTAAGATAGTGAGTCCGGAAATATAGGGTTTTTCTAGGCCAATTAATATATCTGTTAGGGTCGATAGCGTGAATTTTTTACCAAAATTAAAGTCCCATGTCTCGGGGTTGAAGCAACCCTTACAACAGTTGCGACACCCTGAGACAAACAAACTTACTCTAACTCCTGGGCCATTGGCTATATCGGTATACTTAATTTCCCCGTAATTCATAGCTCTATTTTACAAGTGTAACACTCGGTCGTTTATTTCTTGAGTACGGCCTTGATTCCAAAAATTAGACCCTATATAACCACAAGTACGACGCGTAACGGTCATATGATCCTGGTTAGTATTTCCACAACTAGGGCACTTCCACGTTAGCTTACCATGACTATTATTTACTATTTTAATCTCACCCTCAAAATTACAAACGTGGCAATAGTCAAACTTAGTATTTATCTCGGCGTACATAATAGTATTGTAGATATGCTTGATTACCTCTAACACGGCATCTAAGTTATTTATCATATTAGGCACTTCTACATAGCTGATCGCACCACCTGGGCTAAGTGGTTGGAATTGTGACTCTAAGGATAACTTACTAAATGCGTCAATTTCTTCTCTTACATTCACGTGGTAGGAATTAGTAATATAATTCTTATCTGTTATACCTGGTATTATCCCGTGACGCTTCTGTAGTGCCTTAGCAAACTTATAAGTAGTTGACTCTAGCGGTGTACCGTATAAGCTAAAATCTATATTAGTCTCTTCTTTCCACTTATTAGCATACTTATTAAGTATCTCCATTAACTCTAGGGCAAATGGTAAACCTACGTTAGCCTCGGTATGACTCTCGCCTGTCATATACTTTACACACTCGTATAGTCCGGCGTAACCCAACGATATAGTAGAATACCCATCATATAAAAGCGGATCTATAACCTCTCCTTTATTTAGTCTTGCTATCGCTCCATACTGCCATAATATCGGGGCCACGTCTGACGGCGTGCCTTTTAGTCTATTATGTCTGGCCATTAGGGCCTTATAGCATATAGCCAATCTCTCATCTAATATCTTATAAAACGCGTCAAGCTCGCCCTTAGACGATATGGCCACATCTACTAAATTAATAGTAACGACACCCTGGTTAAATCTTCCGTAATATTTGTGGCCAGGCTTGTAATTATTAGCTCTTGCGATATTGCTAGTAGTTCTATCGGGTGTTAGAAATGACCTACACCCCATACAAGTATATACGTCGCCTTTTAACTCTCTCATAACCTTAGCCGATATATAATCGGGTACCATTCTCTTAGCTGTGCACTCGGCCGATAACTTAGTTAGGTAGTAATACTCACTGTTAGGGTGGACGTTGTTTTCATCTAAGCAATATATAAGCTTAGGAAACGCCGGGGCCACCCACTGGCCAACCTCGTTTTTAACGCCTTTTATTCTCTGCCTTAATACTTCCTCTATGATAGTAGCTAAATCGTCTCTTACGCGTCCTTGTGGGGCCTCGTTGATATTCATGTAGACCGTAACAAACGGGGCTTGTCCGTTGGTAGTCATTAGAGTTACAACTTGATATTGAATGGTCTGTACCCCTCTTTTAATATCTTCTTTTACCAGCTTTTCTATAAATTCGTACCACTCTTGATTACTCATAGTAGGCTTGATATTGCTAAATGTAGCTATATACTTTTCTCTAGTAGCTTGTACAAACGATGCAAGGTGGGCCAAACTTATGCTCTGTCCTCCGTATTGGCCACTTGCCACCTGGGCAATTATCTGCGTAGCTATGTTACACGCTGTGGAAAAACAATGCGGACGCTCTATCATAGTACCGGATATAACTGTCCCGTTTTGTAGCATGTCTTCTAGGTTGACCAGGCAACAGTTATACGCGTGTTGTGCGTAATAGTCCATATCGTGAAAATGAATTAACCCTTGATCGTGGGCGTCTATAATCTCCTTACTCAAGAATTTACGCCTTGATAAGTCTTTACTAATGGCCCCGGCCATGTAATCACGCTGAGTAGATATAATAGTAGGGTTCTTATTACTATTCTCTTGTTTTATATCTTCGTTCTCGCACTCTATAAGGGTCAATATTTCATCATCTATAGTATTTGTGGCCCTTATCTTCTCGCGGTCATATCTGTAGCGTACATAAGCTCTTGATAACTCATATGTACTAAATTGCATAAGCACTTCTTCGACTATATCCTGAATATCTTCTACCTGAATAGCATTGTTCTTACCTAATTTATTACACTTATCCAGTACAATCTCCACCAGGCCCTCTATATAAGCGTCGCTTAACTTAATATCATTAGATAAACTCGCGTTAGCTTTTGATATAGCATTAATAATTTTAGTTATATCAAATTCTACTTCCTTACCATTTCTTTTTATTACTAGCATTTTTACCTACTTTCTTTTATACATATCATTTATATTTAACTGCTCGTATACTTCTTTAGACACACTATATCTAAGCAATTCGTTGTACTTGTCCTTAACAACTATATAATATCGCTCTAAATATCGTTCACCGTCTCGTATCTCCTCAGGCATATGCTCCTTTTGGACGACCTTACCGATATATAAATCGTCACGCCTTTCTTGAATAATAGCCCTTGCTCCAATGCTACTGAATACCAATAACCATATCAAACTTATTACCATTGCTAGGTTAACGGCTTTTTCTGAAATTCTAATATCTGAACCATTCATTTTCTTTACCCCTCTATCCTAAACCAATATTTCTTTAACCTATCTTCGCCGATTTCATCTATTACTTTTTGTGCTATTTCTTCTGATTCAAAATAAGGGACTCCACAATCTATACTCCAATAATAATCAATCTCTGCTGTTTTACCACCGCGATTACACACTAAGAAATAATTAGTCTTACCATCTTCAAATGGTCTGCTATACTTCCTCATAATAGCCTCTATCTTACGTCTTTCAAGTTCAAATTCTGCTTCTTCTCTAGTTAAAAATGCATTGCCCACTTCTCTACAAACTTCATCACCTTGGCTATTAAAGGTATGACAATCCACACTACCACCAGGCCATAAAAAATAATATTCTTCACCCTCTTCTTTTTTTAAGTCCCAAACGCTTTTTACTTGCCCCTGGTTAGCTTCTTTTATCATCTGCTTTACTTCTTCATTTAACTCTTTCTTAAATGCTTCTGTTCTCTCAATTACGTATTTTTTAATATCTTCAATTAACATTTTAATATCTCCTTATTATAGTTTTTCCATAAAATATCTTTTGCCGTCGCTCTTTTGTAATGGCTTATCATCTAGTCCAAATCGGTCAATCACTTCTTTATAGAACCCTTTTTTACCGGTAATATTGTTAGATTTAATCCCGGATAATTTACACCAGTCGGCAAACTCGCTATACAATACATCTTTTGGCTTCTCTAATACCTCTATTTCCGTTAACTCCTGGTCATCTAAATAGGTTAGCACTGTAGAATTATCTATTTTATATTTGTTAAGGGCTAACTTCACTCTGTTAGGCTCTGTAAATTTGCCTCGTGTAATTAGTCGTCTAGCTCCTCTAATGGCCAAATTAAGTAAATAGCTTAGGGCCTCATCTGTTGTAATCTTATCTCCTATCAACGGGTCATAGTCTTCGTCATCAATGGTAAACACGGCGTCGAATGGTATTAATAGCCAGCGACGGTAAAAACCGTCTGACTTATCGAATGACCTGGGGATATTATTACAACTATATATATGAGTTGCGTACGGCTCTATCGTGTAGGGTCTTTCCCCTTTACGCTCAACCATTATTGAATTACCGGAAAACAGCTTTTTAAGTGTACCAGTATCTTTTATAGTCACATTGTCTATATCGTCTCCTATGTTGGCCAGTTTGTTCTCAAGCTCGGCCGTATTAAATCGGTCCGTCACCTTTTCAAGTGCAATCGCCGAATAATTACGTCCGCCTAAAAACGTCTTAATTAGGTCTAATATTGTACTCTTACCATTTGACCCACCACCATAGAATAAAAAGGCTTTTTGATATTTGCTATGTTTAAGTAGAGTAGCACCTAGCATTTCTTCAAATAGATTTATTACTTCTCTATCGGCTAGAAATACCCTATTTAACATCTTGTCTAAGTCTGCACAATAGGCTGTCGCGTCATATGTTACGGGTAACTGTGAGAAATCGATAATCGACTTATCAAACGGCAAACACTCGTTAGTTTTGAGGTTGAACCTGGTATTTTTAACATTTATAATGTACGGGTTTAACTTCAAGTCTTTTGAACTGATACGCTCCATATCATTAATATAAGATACTACTTCGTTACGCTGATTATTCTTAATCGCATATACCTTACTGCGTATGTATTTCCCTAAGGTCTCACAAGGCACGTAACAACCGTTCTTATACTCATGAATAGTATTGTTATAGTTGATTAAGCTATGCTCTTCTATAAGCTCCTCAGCTATTTCTACATGATTAAAATTAGCCTTTTTAATCTGTGCCTGTATCTCCTCGTCGGGTTTAAACGCCTCATCTCTACATATGCTCGCTATTTCTGACTCGCTAAGAGGGTCCTCAAATATATAATCGTTTATAATCGGTATAGTCTCTCTTATCTCGTCTCTAGTAAATCCTTTGGCCTGTAGGTATACAATGTAGTCAAATAATTCTTGATTACGACCGGACCCGTCGCCCATTCCCTTAAAATTAAACTTATTAGCTGGTGTACTAATCGCACTTAACCACTTAGGGACTGCCTGGATATCTTTCATTTTAACCTGTCTTATCCATTCTCTTGGCTCTCCGTCTTGCTTGATTTTAACGTACGCGTTACGCCCCCCACTTTTACGGTCGCAATATAGGCCTATGGCCAATCTCTGCTTGATGAAATTCTTAGGCTCTTTTTCAGAAGCTTTAAACCAACAGTGGATACCTCTAGTAGTTTTCATTACTTTGGTTTTAAGGTCCAGGGCGTCTACTATTTTTAACATTAACTCGGCGTCGCTAGTAGTATCAAAATCAAGTACTATATAACCTTTAGGGACCACTACGGCCACGTTATCAAACGCCATGGCCTCGTCTTTAGTGTATGTACCCTCGTCGTCCTTAAAACTGTGTGTAGGCGTCTTATTATTCAATATAATGTATTGCACTTAGCCACCCCCTATTTAACGTTGCTGACCTCTAAGTCTATCATCTTATCTATATAAGTCTTAACTTTCCTTAAATCTTTTAACCTATCCTCGCCAGGTTTTTTACCAACTCTTTTTAAATATTTCAAAATCGAACCTGCGTAAAAATCTAACTGCCAATCGTCTATTACGTCAAATGGTGATATTTTACTATCGTTGTAATATCTAGGTCTAATGTTCTCTATTTTCTTATCCATTGTATTTATCTCCATATCTTACCAGTCTTTTTATCTTTTACGGTAATACGCCCCTCGACGTGAAAATTAGCTAACTCGCATATACAAAATATAGTTGTTAGTAGCTTCTTAAATCTCTCCTCGGCCAGTTTTTCCTTATCTACTTTCTTAATAGCCTCGTACGCCGTCAAATCTTTACAGCCGGACGCGTTTAGCTTATTCTTATCCACTTCATATTACCCCCTATACTCCCAATATCTTACTGGCTATCATGTCGGCCGTATGAGTGAATAATACGTTAGGATATTTCTCAATGGCTCTACCGTAATAGTCCCACATCTTCGTATCTTTTTCATAGGCTCCCATATGCCACCTAATACAAGCTATTTCTTCATTAGTTAACCTTAAATGGTGTTGAACCATGATTATTGACTTGTCCCCGTGCCCTGGTATTATCAAATCATCTTTATAGGTATACTTGTTATGCTCATAATCCCACTCGTATAAATCACATTTGCAAATGTCATGATACATACCTATAATATATGGACTCTCGGGCCTTTCCCACGTTAGACCTAATTTGTCTGTTAACTCTAATAACATCTCTGTTACTTTTAAGCTATGGTCAAATAACCCACCCTCATAATTACCATGGTATTTAGTGCTTGCTGGTGCTGTGAAAAAGCCCATATCAATTAATATTTGTCTGTCTATTCTAGTGTGAATTGGCATTATTTCCTTGAATTTAATTAATCTATCTCTCGTATCCATGTTTTAATCTCTCCACTATCTCTATAAATTCAACTATCGTATAAGGTGAGAAATGCAAGCCGTTTGATTTCTCTATCCTACGCTTATGAATAACTTGGTCATCTTGCAAGTCATTCTTACCTACTTTTAACTCGAACGCTACGAACTTACCATCTATGCAAGTTATCAGGTCGGGCTTACCTTTCCCGGTAAACCCGTCCCCGAACTGATTTATATAATATATTTTGTTTTCTTTTAGGTAGGCTATCGCTTTATCTTGTAACTTCTTCTCAGGCTTTCCCATAATTTACAACTCGTCTAGCTCGTCAATGTCATCTAATTCGTCAAGGTCGTTGTCGTCCTCGTCCTCGTCTACTGGCCCTACCTTACCCTTAGCACCATTAAACCCACTAGCTGACGTGTAATCTTTTAACCTTACTGCTGTAGCCTCTTGGCCTGCTTTTTCGCCACTTGTACGCGTATATTTTTCATGAGTAACATTAGCCTGGATATAGCACCCTACTATATCCTGTGTGTCTATTTCTTCTACCTGGAAATTGTTAAGACAAACTCTAGCAAAATATGACCATGCTTTTAACGCCCCGTCGTTTATATCCCCGTTGACCTTGGTAAAGCTAAAATTTTCAAAATGCTTTTCGCCACTAGACGTCTGTAAAGTAACTTTTAACTTGCCGTAATCGTCATACTTAGACTCGTCTACTTCCATTACCTTAAATATTGTTGTTCCCTCAGGAATTATAGTAAATGTATTTTCTGCTAATTTCATTTTTGCCATTGTAATCTACCCCCTAATTATTAATAATTTAATGATGTTTCACTTATAAACCCGATTATTTTATTTCCTACACGGTCTGTAACTAATATGAACTTTTCAGTATTATTTTCTGATGTTTCAATTTCCAAATATACTAATCTGTCATTTTTTTCAATTAGTCCAAAATTTTCATTTCTTATACCTATCTCGTCATCTAATTCAGTCTTGAATACTCTTACTATTTCAGATGGTTTAGAATCTGCATAAGGTAACGACGCCCTGAATAAACTTAACTCGTCATCTTCGATATCTGCTTTTAATATAGCCCTAATTAAGTCGTTAGGCTCGTTCACATCTCCAAATGGTTTTACCCCCTCAGGTACAAGCATACCTACACCATTGCATATTAACCACGCTTCATCACCATTACTAACTATCTTTCCATGTACCCCAACTCTTTTTACAAATTTTTCAAACTTCATAATTTACCTCTTTTCTTTTATTTATCTTTTCCTACTACCGGACAAATCGCACCTAATAAAATTTCTTGCGACTCGTCCCATATTGTTATAGGTGTTGTATTTTTCTCATAGACCATTACCACATAATCACTACCGAATAACTTTAACTTACTTTCGTCTACATAAGTAGAATGCTCACCGTCAACAGCCTTGTACTCTACAATTACTACTTCTTTTGCCCCTACTTTTGATTTTCTAATGTTGCCCGTCTGCTCGGCCACATGGTAGTTATCTTTTTTCTTAAACGTATCCATTCCTAAATAACCAGGTTTTAGCAAAATTGTTTCTTTTAGCTTGGCCAAATCACATATTATTTTAGAACTGGGAACAAGTAACATATAACTAGGCTCAGGCATTACAATATAATCACCTTCATAATCTCCTATCAGTAGTTGACTGTTCTTTTTGAAATGTTCTTTTACGATTAACTCGTTTATTTTCTTGTACTCCATGTTAACCCCCTATTCAATACTAGCCGTATTTAGCGTATATACTTCTGATGTTTTCTTATACTTGTCGTACACGTCCGGCAATTCTTTTTTTAACTTCGACTGGTCTAGTGATGTCCTGTTTGACTTAGCTAGCGTCCACGTGTGCTTTTTAGAGGATATCTCTACCTTAGTGTCACCATCTCTAAATTGACCTGTCATAGACTGCTTAACCATTCCTTGTATCTCTTTCAATCTATCTTTTTTGTCCTTGATTTTAGCTTCTGCCTTATCGATTGACGCTATCAACTTATCTGCCTCATTCATTAGCTTTTGGATATCCTCGTCCTTGGCCTCTGTAACATTCTTTCTTAACTCTTTTAGAATGTCGGCGTCTTTCTTCTCGTCAAACTCGGGAGATATTCCAGTTAATACGTGCTTGTCCCAAAATTTTAACGCCGGATCTATATAAGACTCTTTAAAAGTCGGGTACTCCTCGGCCAAACTAAACTCGACCACTACAGTATTGTCAATAGTAGGGACAAAATTTTCAGGACTAGCATAGTCCTTGTCTGTTAAGAATGAACAAGTCATAACCACATTATCAAACCCTAGTAGGTAGGCGTATAGACACGCCTGTAGCTTATAATATATCGGTGGCTCTACTTGGCCGTCTACGCCTTTCCAGTCCTCAACTCTCTTAGTTGTCTTAACTTCTACTACAAAATCGTCACCGATAAAATCCCACATTCCCCCCAGTGCCTTGGTGTCGTGGAAGAAATCGCCCCATGTTTTCTTGAAATAATCGGGACCATATACATCTGTAGGACTCTTAATATCCATAAAATACCTAGCCTTTAAATAGTCGCTTATTTTCGGCTCTATCGTCTTACCAGCTATAGTATAGATATTATCTTCAAATGGTTCTTCGTACGTCCTGGTCATCTCACACCACGCTTTAAACGGTGTAGACCAGCTGTTAAACCCTAGTATTGAAGCGAACCTAGTAGCCGTTAATTTCTTCGGCCTCTTAGGTGGTTCGACCTTAATTGTGTTATTTTCTAAAAACTTCATTTATACATCACCTCTACTATTATCTAATTACCTTAGCTTTAAAATTCTTTTTCTTCTTACTCTTAAAACTTCTATTATTTGTTTTAATAGGGTCGTTTTTAATTATTGCCGTTGAAATAGTAACTATCTCTGACCCTCTAAAACTCATAATCTCACCTGTCCCACTATCTGTTACTAAATTCCAATCGCCGAACCTATCCGCCGTATTATCTTCGTTTAATTTATTGACGCTATACGGCGTGTCTGTCCTAAATGCTAAGGTCTTACCATTTTTGAACGATATAACGTTTAAATACATCTTTTACTCCTTCCATTAACGCTTTAGCGTTAATTCAAAATATAATTATTCTGCTACCTTTTCTCCTATTTCTATTAATAAGGCGTCTGCCTCTGACTTAGTTAGGCCTTGCTTTACTTTCTTGACTGTAGCACTGATGTACTTAGAATATTTCTTCTCCAGGTCATCATCAAATACCTTATTGTCCTTATCCATGTACTTGGCCCTTAACTTCTTCAAACCATTTGTAATGGCTGTTTTTTGAGTCTTAGTAAACTCGCCATCCTGGTCGGTTAGCTCTTCTTTTACCTCTTCTCTCTCCTCATTAGTGGCCGGCCTGTTTGACTTCTTAGCTGTGTTCTTAGTCGGCTTACCGTCCTCGTCTACTGGCTTACCTGTAGTCTCTTCTATCCCGTCGCTCTCGATAATATCTAGTGCTAGTACATATAGATATCTTCTTATATAAGTCTGAACGGCTCCTACTTTTTGGATAGGGTTTTTAATCATTGATTCATCAGGTGCCAACTGGCTGCTAAATACTATTACCTCGTCTGTGTTGTCGGTATTAAATATCTGTAGCACTGCTTCGTTGTCTGTAAAGGATATAATATCCGATAAGCCTAAGTCTTTAAATATTTTTTGCTTGATAGGTATTATTTCATCTAAGGTAAAATACTTATACTCTGCGTACCTATTAATACCTGTCTTTTTTAACCCGGCGTTTAAAAACTGCTCTCTTGCTAATAACAGTTTTTCAAATACATTTTTAGATGTTGCTTTTGCTGTTGCCATTATTACTATCTCCTTTTCTATTTTATCTAGTTTATTTTTGACTTTTCGGTCAATATTAATATATTTATCTATACGGCTATTAGCCATATTGATATAATATTCTAGGTCTAACTTATCTACAGTTAACTTATTAGTGTTATCTATATAAGCGTGAGTCGGACACTCTGAAATTATTTCTTCTTGCCATTTAGGCGGGTCTACTGGGACCTCGTCCATTTTACCAGTCTCTTTATTTTTCTTACGCTTAAACTTAACTAACTTACCTTTTACTATCTGTCCATATGTCGGGTCTTTTACGGCGTATACTCGGTTAACTTTTTGAACTTCGTATTTTTCACTATTGATATAGTGATATGTCCCGTCGAATGTACCGCCAGTTTTTACTATCTGCTGAAATTTTAGTATATCCTTACAGTTACTTATAGTATCTCTTGTCGGTATACCGTTAACCAAAAACTCAACTATAGCCTTATGAACTATCGATAGCGAATTTGTTTTAAAATTACCGCCTTTATATAGTGAGACAAAACCGCCTTTAGTTTTAATTGACCCGTCGGCTTTTATACCTATATAATTATTAACGTCTTTTTGAATGACCTTAGTAAAATCGTCTCGCTCCATTTCAAACTTAGTGACCTTACACCACTCGCTCACTATCTGCTCGGACGTGTCTACTTCCTTACGGTCAATACTAAACATAATACCGTCGGTATTGATATTTATAAAATCTATCGTCTCGCACGCCCTAGCCAGTCTTACAATTAACATTGTCATAGCTAATTGGTTACTTATACATACTGATCTACCGGCCCACCTATCGGCTAAATCGTTGTATTTATTTAACATAGCTCCGTATACGGTGTTAACAACTAATTTCAACGCTCCGGCTTGCTTCTTTTCCCCATTTCTTTTATACTCAAGTCGCCTTTTTACGAGTGACTCGTACGCCTTAGCGTCTGCCATTGACCTAGAACAGTAGCCAAAATTAATCATTGAACTAGGGTATAGACTAGCTACGTCCTGGTTAATAATTACTCGCTCCTCGTCTTCTTCGACGGTAATACAAGGCTTAGCACCATGTACTCCACCCCATGCGTATGTCACGGGACAAGTTCCATATGAGGTCGTGAACTTCACATCTAAGGTCATTCCCTTAGATCCTGGCGACCCGAATAATTTAGCGTCGGGTATTGATTTGTCATGTATTAAATTGAAGAAATTAAGTACTTCTTGTGGTATGTCGTTTACGTCGATATTATCAGGAATTATATAATCTCTCTCGTCTGTACGCTTAACCAATTTAGCACCTAGCACCTTGGCCGATAGCTTAGCGTTAGTTAGTCCTACCGCTTCTTGAGGACTTAGGCCGTACATCTCTCCTACTAATATCTTAGCGTTAATATAATCGTCCAGTCTTTCATGATAAAGGCGTATCGTACTGTCCACGTCATACTTACAATATTTAATTACTTCTTCTAACTCTCCAGGTTTTAACTTTCTATCTATGTCAAAGCTAACTGAAGACTCTACAATAGGTAGTCCTAAATTGCCCTCGATAGACTTTAAGGATATTCCTATATCGGCTATATCGTCTCTTAAATCAAATGTAGGAACGGGTAATTTCTTATATGATACAAATGGAAATTCCCAGGCGTTGTTGCCATTTATAATATAGTCGTTGTGCCGTTTTACTTCGATATTAGATCCACCTAAGTACATAGTTAGTAATATCCAGTTATCGTAATGCTTGTTATTAAACCCACCTAAAATTATATTAGGCTGACTTAGGAAGCTCCTAAGGTGATTATTGTCATTATGTATTACAATATGGTCGCTATTCTCTTCGGGACGCCTAAATACTACTATCCAGTCATCAGCAAATACCTCAATGTCATATATGTAAATATTCATTCCTCATCTATCTCAATCTTAAATATAATAGGCTTGCTTACGGCTCCTATTAAGTGTTTTCTTACAGTGCTATAAGATAACCCCGATTTCTCTATTAACTCACGCTTGGACTCGGCTACTATAATAGGTAGCTCGTATTTATCATTAGTGACCAACAAATATAATATCAATCTTCATCATCTGCCATATCATCTTGGCAAACTTCGCATATATCTGCCGTGTGTCTATCACTCATTAAGCACCCACATACTGTACATTCTTTCATTACTTACCACCCCCGTATTCTCTTCTATAACTTTCCATATATTCATTGAATAACTCTTCTGTAAAGTCTGCATACTGGGACACTGTCCTATATATATCAACTTCAAGCGTACCTTTGGTTAACAAATGAATGTAGCTACATTTCTGAGTCTGTCCTGTCCTGTGTATCCTATCTCGCGACTGCTCTAATGATATTGTCCTAATAGTCGGCTCGTAATATATTATAGTGTCGCTGGCAAAAAGGTCTATTCCGGCTGAGGCCGTCTCATATTGACAAACTATAATTTTAATAGATTCATCATTTTGGAACTTACGCCATATCTGCTTGTCTTTTTGCTCACCGTTTAAAGTTACATATTTGAGTTTTAACTTGTCTAACAACTCTCCTATTTTGTGGATAGAATAGGTAAATTGTGCGAATATTACTAGCTTTTTTTCATCCGGAAAACTTTCCAAAATCTCTTGTAGTATATTTAACTTCTCGCAAGGTACTTCCACTATTGATTTATCTTCTAAGGTAACAAAACCACTTGCCAACTGACGTAACTTTAGTCGCCTTGATAGTGGATTTTCTGCCAGTAAATCATACTCTAGTAAAGCTGATTTAAGGGCCATACGCTTATACTTATCCTTAGCTTTTAAATCTATCTTAACCACTTCGTCCGGTAGCTTGTCCGGTAGGTCCTGGCATTCTATTTTCTTGACTCTAAAACTATACTCGTCGATTATCTCTTGTAATTCGTTAACGTGAATATATGAACTAGGTCTAAAATATTTGTTAAGTATTGCATACCTCTTGATGAACTCACTATATGACCCTCTGTGTTTTACACCTGGTTCGTACTCGTCCATTTTTTCCTTAAAGATATTACTGTATACATTACCTCGCTCCATATAGCAATCTAAAAAACAGAACTGCGACCAAATATCCTCTAAATGTCCATTAGATATTGGCGTACCTGTTAGGATATATTTATACTTTGCTCTACTGGCCAACTTTAGTAGGAACTTAGACCGCTTAGACGCCCTATTCTTTATAGAGTGGGCCTCGTCTAATATGATACAGTCATAAGTATTATCGTATGTCTTACCTCGCCAAACCTTATCGTAATTAATAAGTGTAATATGCTTTTGTAGTAGTTTACTATCGGTGGTGTTAAACAATTCTATATCACGTTCCCACGCTCCTAGGGCTGACTTAGGACCCACTACAAGGACTGTCTTAACTTCCTTAGATTTAATTAAGTCTAGTATCCTAAATAGTGACGGTAGAGTCTTACCTGTCCCCTGTTCCATAAATAAGGCAAACCCGTTTTGTACTCGAGTGTACGATAGTGCTATTTCCTGGTGGGCGTATAACTTAATAGTCATCCTCTTCATCCTCGAATAATTCTATTAAAATAGCATTAGTGTACTCTTTAAGTAGTCGAACAAGTGAACTATCCTTATTGTCGTCGGCGTCATTGTCCTCTAGTTTGCTTATTTCACCAATAATATTATCGGTCAAGCTTATAAATTTATCTCGTGTAATCGTGATAGACTTCTTACTATCTAAGACGTGAAATTCTACTATCGACGCTAAGTTAACTTTAGTTAGTCCCTCTTCGTTCTTGATAATAATAGTAGTCTGTCTTTTTCCATTGCTTATAAAACCATATATATTAAATACTTCACCCTCGATAATACTTCCGTACGTTGTTTCAATATGTACTATTTGTCCTTCTGCTAATGTCATCACATCACCCCCCTATTTTACTAACCAAGTTAAGCCCATTTTTACATATTCCCACGCTATCAAAATAGCGTAATAAGTAGCACCGTTAATATTACTAATTGTCTTGTTCATCTGCTTTACTCCTCTTAAATATAGTCTTGATACTCCACGGCCGAAAATGGCGGAACGCTCTTCCTAGCTATTTCATCTTGTAATCGCATACCATAATGCAGATAATAGGCGTACGCCTTTCTACTCATTAGTTTTAAACTTCCATACTCGGCCGTACATTGAATTGGTATTTTATCATCTCTCTGGGCCTCTTCCCAGGCTTGATTAAATATCTCCTCTGCCTTGGTCCTACCCAAAGAAAAATAATTAACCGCGTTAGATTTTCTTATCATATCCGGCAATATTACTAAATTCTTATCCACGGTTTACCACCTCTTACTCGCTAGATATAACTATGTTTTTATATTTTATTAACAGTTGAATAGTCCCGTCGTTAAAATACTTGTTCAATTGGCCCTCGTTTAATACGACTCTTTTAAACGATACTAAATTTAGTAATATTATAGTCCCGTCGCCAGGTGTTACTATAAATTCCCCTTCGTGATCTCCATAAGTAATTATGTCACCTATTTCTACTACTTCCTTTTTTGTGCTAATAATTTTCATAAATACATCTCCTTCCTAATTAGAATTTAATTCTAGTTAACTTTCAAAATTTTTAAACATGATATTATCTATCGGAATACAATAGACTTCTGAAATTTTATCTTGTACCATAGAGTTAACTAACCATGGTTCCCGCTCCCACTTTATTAGCGTTGACTTAGATACGCCCAGTCTCTTACTCGCTTCTACCAGTGTTAAATTAGCGTTTACCCTAGCTGACTTTAAAGATATTGTTAGCGTATTATTTATATTTGTCATTATATTTATCCCCCCTTTCTAATTACATTGTACTAGAATAAAATTCTAGTGTCAATAGTAAACTAGAAAAAAAGTCTATTTTTTTTTACTTTTAGTTGTATTTTTTAGACTTTTATTCTATAATCAATTATAGGAAGAGGTGATTACATGGATACTAAAGATAATATTAGTAACAATCTTATGAGATTATTAAACGACAATAATATGACTCGTACTGACCTAGCTAAAATTTTAAATGTTAGTGAGAGTACGGTAGGTAAATGGATATTAAAAAAATCAGTGCCTAGAATGGGTATCATTGAGGATATAGCCGATTACTTCAATGTTAATAAATCAGATATATTAGAATATAAATATCCACCGTCTACTACTGACTATAAATCTATAGTGGCTGAAAGTAGTTACGAATATAAATATTTCCCAGTTAGCGTATCTGCTGGGGCATTAGAAAATATTGACGGTCAATTAGATTATACGCCAATGGTACTACCTAATGAGATGTTAGGTAAATACGCCGGTAATAAGAACATTATTATACTAAAAGTAAACGGTGAGAGTATGAATAATATTATTCCTAACGATTCTTATATTGTGGTAGATACGTCCAAAAAGCACGCTAGCGATATAAAGGATAGGGATATAGTAGTAATCGCTGAAAATGGCTTATACACGGTCAAACGATATATAAACGACCCTAGTAATGAACGATTTATATTTAAACCTGACTCATCAGATGATACTTATTTACCTATAGAAATATCATATAGTAGGGCCAGTGAAATAGAATTAATAGGTCGTGTAATTAAATATATAGTTAACTTATATTAGAAAGGATAAATAAAATGGCACTATTTAACAGCAAAGAAAACAAAGACGATAAAAAACAACAAGAAATTAATAAATTTATGGAAAAATACCAATTAGAAGAAATCGACGACAAGGATCTAGTTATAATTAAAAAAATCGCTACAGACTTAATTGGTAATAATTTGTTTAAGACAGGAATGGCGTTGAGTTTTGCTAAGGCTGAGGAACAGGCTAAAGTATCCTACTTATCGGCCTTAGTAAATCAAAACTGGATAATGATAAGACAATTAAATAATATAAGCAACAAACTTGATAAGTTACTTGATAAATAAGACGGTGATTATATGACTATCGAAAATCAACTTAGAGAATTAATACTATTAAACTATGGCTCGCTTAGAGAATTTACTTTTAACATAGGACTGCCTTACTCGACTTTATCCACCATTTTAAAAAATGGAATAATGACAGCCAATATATCCAATGTAGTTAAAATATGCGACGCCCTTAATATTAAAATTAATGAACTTGTAGAGGGTCGACTGGTGGAAAATACCCCAGGTGAAAAAATACTTGATGTTGAAAAAATACTTGATCAAACTAAACATAAAATTAAAGCACCTGGGGTAAAAATCAAGGGTCAAGTTTTAGATGAAAATACCGAAAAATTGCTTATATCCTCAGTTGATTTAATTTATCAATTAGCCTTGAAAATGTATCAAAAATGATAAAAAACCACTTTACTAGGTAATGTTAGTAGTATTTCTTATTGTTTTATATTTTTAATAACTGAAAGTTAGTAGCTTATACGAATATTACATCTTAATTCGTATACTATTATTTGTATTTTATGACAATTATATTTGTCAAAATAAGGAGTTTTTAAATATAGTTTTATAGTAAAACAAAAATAACAAAAACTATAACAAAAACTATAACAAAAACCACTCTTTAACAAAAACTGAATTTTTTAAAACTGAAAAAAAATTAAAACATCTGTTTAACAGACTGATTTTTATAACAAAAACTACCCTTAAAAAATGAGTTTTTGTTAAGATTTCTTAGTTTTTGTTATGGTTTTTGTTATACTTAAATTTTCACAACCATTGGAAATACTATATTCTTTTATTATTTATAACAAATAACAAAAAATATTACTTATTTCTATAGAAATATATATAATATATAATAAAAAATATATATAAAAATAAATATATATAAGAGTTGAAAAAGTTTTTGTTATTTTGTTATGTTCAACTTTTTGAATATAGTACCTCTGCTATTCTCATTGAGAATGGAAACATCACTTTTAAAACAACCCTCATATCATGGATATTTTAAAGTGCTTAGATGATTAAAAATAGCACTTGTTAAAAATATCGATTTAAAAGGGTCTACAAGGCGTTTTAATATTGTCGTTAATACTTTTATCAAGTAGTAACGTAAAAACGCTAAGAACGGCGTCTATCACGTCAAAACGCTATGGAAAGGAGTTATAAAAACTATGAATGTCGAACAATTAAAAAATGGCAAATATAAATATCGCGAAAAATATAAAGACCCACTTACTAATAAATGGAAATCTGTAACGGTTACTTATGAAAAAAATAATCGTCATATAGAAAAGCTGGCCCAGAAAGAATTAAATAGCAAAATAGACAATATTTTAAACAAAGTAATATCTCCCACTACTAAATTGACCTTTAGTCAGCTAGCTAATTTATATTTAACATCGGCTAAAGGCTATTTAAAACTCGACTCTACTTTTGTAGTAAGGACTAGGTTAGTTGGTAAGATTAATTGGAGAAAATACACTAGTAAGCAATTTAACATCAACATACATTAACGGTCGCATGGAAAATGATAGCAATAAAACAACAATTAAAATAATACTTAGCTGGGCCTATCAAAATGAATTAATAGAACGCGACTTAGCTAGATTTATTAAGCGTGATGTTAAGAAGCGTAAGACCTTAGACGAAATTATAAGCGACCAGGACAATAAAGAATACTACGAACGTGAAGAACTAGCCGAAATATTTAACACTTTGTCAAACAACAAGGACTTTAACAGTCGAATGTTAAGATTAATATTGGAGACCCAAACCCTACTAGGTAAGCGTTGGAGTGAAATAACAGCCTTATCAGACGACGATATAGACGAGGATAGGCAAATAGTCCATATTTACAAGCGTTCATTTAACGGGTCGATTAACACGCCTAAAACTGAAAAAACTATTGACGACTTAGGTATAAATCGTCGGGTAATTCAAATTAAAAAAGAAGCCCAGTTTTTAAAAAGAATTTATGGCGTGAGTAGCGATTTTCTATTTTGTAATCAAAATGGTAAACCCTACTTACTTCCAACAGCTAGATATATTTTGAGTAAGAATAACTTTAGCCCTAAGACCCACCTATTTAGAAAAACTTGTGCTTCACTACTGGCTGAACAAGGTGTCCCACTAAATTATATTCAGGCTAGATTAGGCCATGAGGACGACAAGACCACGCGTAATATATATATCAAGGTGACTAGTAAAATGAAACAGCAGGAACAAGACTACTTTAAGACCTTAGATATTTTATAGTTTGTCCCTCGCTTGTCCCTTAAAGCAAAATACAGCGTATCTAAAGCATATAATAACATTTAGTTTTAAAAGTTTTAGATACGCTATTTCAATGTATTCAACCTTGTATAATATGTTTCTGTTATTCTAAATACTCACTTTTTTATAATTTTCATTATATTCTAATAACTTTTAAAATTTTGGCTAGATTTTTACCTAGTCTACTTGCTCTTTTCCTTTTTAGGCTTCTTATTTGTAGGACAATCCTTGTTTGAACAGATGGACTTACTTTCCTTCTTAGTAACCTTTTCAACCATATAAGAACCACACTCAGGACAGACCTGGCCTGTAGGCTTATTCCATTCTACAAAGTCACAATCAGGGAAGTTGCTACATCCATAGAATACCCTACCCCTTTTTGACTTTCTAAGTATTATGTCTCCATCTCCACACTTTGGACATTTTACTCCAACCTTGTCTACTATAGGCTTGGTATTCTTACATTCTGGATAGTTTTTACAGGCCATGAACTTACCAAACCTGCCATGCTTGATTACCATGTTAGACCCACAAAGTTCACAAATTTCATCAGTTTCTTCGTCCATATTAATCTTCTCTATATTTTCAATAGCCTCTTTTATAGAAGAAGCCAGTGGGGCATATGATTCAGAAACAACATTTTTCCAATCTTCAAGACCCTCTTCAATCTTATCTAATCTCAATTCCATCTGGGCTGTATAGTCAACATCTGTCAACATTTCAAAGTTTTCTTCTAAAATATCTGTTACTATCTTTCCAAGCTCTGTTGGCTTGATTGCAGGTCCCTCTTTTTCTACATATCCCCTAGTTAGGATAGTACCTATAGTAGGTGCGTATGTGGAAGGTCTACCAATCCCTAGTTCTTCGAGTGTTTTTACCAGACTTGCCTCTGTATACCTTGGTGGTGGCTGAGTAAAGTGCTGCTTAGGATCTACCTCCTTAACTGGTAGTTTATCATTAAGCTTGATTTCTGGTAGGATTTTATCCTCCCTATCATAATAGTCATATACCTTGGTAAAACCATCGAAAACCTGCTTTGAACCTGACGCCTTGAAAGTATATTGCCCGATAGTAGCCTCTATACTCATACTTTCATATAGGGCATCTGACATCTGACTAGCTACAAACCTCTTCCATATTAGGTTGTAAAGCTTGTACTGGTCTGTTGATAAAGAAGCCTTTATTTCTTCTGGGTGCCTATAAACAGATGTAGGTCTAATAGCCTCGTGGGCATCCTGGGAATTAGTCTTAGACTTGGACTTCTTGTCCTTGCTTGCTGAATGGTACTTTTGACCATATGAGCTCAATATAAAGTCCTTGGCAGAAGACTTTGCTTCTTCAGACAGCCTCTGTGAATCAGTTCTAATGTAAGATATCAAACCTACACTACCTTCACCCTTTATATTTACACCTTCATATAGTTCCTGGGCTACCTTCATAGTTTTCCTTGTAGTGAAGCCCAGTCTATTTACAGCTTCCTGCTGAAGTACAGAGGTAGTAAAAGGCTTGACTGTAGCCCTCTTCCTAGTCTTTGTATCTATATTCTTAACAAGAATTTTTGATCCCTTTATATTTTCAATGATCTCATTGACCTGGTCTTCATTGTCCAAGTCTAACTTCTTACCATCTATACCATAAAAAGAAAAATCAACTGGACATCCTGCCACCTCAGAAACTAGGTCTAAAGACCAGTATTCAACAGGTACAAAGTTCTCAATTTCTGTTTCCCTATCACATACCAATTTAGTAGTAACCGACTGAACCCTACCAGCACTTAGACCTCTCCTTATTTTCTGCCATAAGATTGGACTAATCTGGTAGCCCAATAGCCTATCCAAGACCCTTCTTGCCTGCTGGGCATCAACCAAATTAATATTTATCGATCTTGGTTTCTTGATAGCCTTCTTGATTTTATCCTTTGTAAT